AAGTCTTATGAGGCTTTGAATGACGGAGCCACCACAGCTCAGGAACAGTCCGTAACGGATCTCAAGAAGGACTGGGGAGAACGCTATGATGTTAACCTTACAATGGCAACTCGCGCAGTAGAACAATTCGGTGGAGATGATTTTGTAAATTATCTCGAAGAAACAGGTTTAGGTAACAATCCTCAGATGGTACGCTTTATGCATAATGTCGCTAAAGCCAATTTAGAAGAGGGAAATATTGAAGGCCAAGGGAATGACAATAGTCGTTCTATGGATCCTTCGCAGATTAGAGAGCAGATCAATGATGTTATGTCACAGGCTGCTTACACGAATAACCAAGACCCTAATCATGGGGTCTTAGTTAACAAGGTGCAAAAGCTCTTTGAGCGGATGCACTCAGCATAAGGGAATAGGATAACCAAATGGCCCTTGAAACTTATAGGAGTCCGTATCAAGCGGGTAACTCTTTTGCTATTTACTTTAATAACACTTTACTGGAGAAAATATAATGAGTGTTGAGATTACTACGGCTTTTGTCGAACAGTATTCTGCCAATATCCAACTGCTATCACAGCAGAAAGGGTCCCGCTTGAGTGGATTAGTCCGCAACGAAAGCGTAACTGGCAAGAATGCATTTTTTGAGCAGATCGGAGCAGTTTCTGCTGCAATACGAACTTCTCGCCATTCTGATACCCCACGCATGGATACACCACATTCACGCCGCCGTGTATCTTTGGTTGATTATGATTGGGCTGACCTAATCGATAATGAAGATAAAGTACGGATGCTGATTGATCCTACTTCATCTTATGCAGCTTCTGCAGCTTTCGCTATGGGACGCTCTAAGGATGATGCAATTATCGAGGCAGCAACTGGAGCAGCTTATACAGGCACAACTGGTGGAACTTCTACATCTCTACCTTCTGGGCAGAAGATTGTAGTTGCAGCTACTGGATTAACTCTTGCTAAATTGCTCTCTGCTAAAGAGATTCTTGACAGCAACGAAGCTGATCCTGATATGCAACGCAATATTGCTGTAACGGCTAAACAGGTTACTGATCTTCTTAATACTACTGAGATTAAGAATGCAGACTATAACTCTGTTAAAGCTCTTGCACAAGGTCAAATCAATACCTTTATGGGATTCAACTTTGTACGCACTCAGCGTTTAGGTACTGATGCTAATGGCGACCGCCAAGTTATCTGTTGGGTACAAGATGGCATTCTTTTAGCGACAGGTAAGGACACAACATCTAAGATTTCTGAGATGCCTACCAAGAACTATTCAACCCAGGTCTTTTATTCTCAAACCATTGGCGCTACGCGAATGGAAGAGGAAAAAGTCGTCGAAATCGCTTGTTCTGAATAAGGAGAACTATTATGTCTAGTGTAAAAGGAACAAACATGACCAATATCACTGCAACACCTCAGGTGAATGCAGATGCTACTCAGGTTCATGGTCGTATGCGAGTATGGTATGACACTTATGAAGCTTCTTCTTTGGCTTCTGGTAGTGATATTACTATTGCTCGTCTTCCTAAGGGTGCTACTGTCTACAGTGTAGATGTGATGCACGATGCTTTAGGATCTGGTGCAACCCTTTCTGTTGGAGACTCTGGTAGTGCTACTCGCTATATTGGAGCAACAAATGCCGTTTCAGCCGGTCAGCTAACTCTTTCATCAGATGGTAATATCGCTGGTTTTGGATATCAGAATAGTTCTGAGACTGATGTGTTAATTACTACTGGTGGCGGTACAGCTACTGGTACGATCGCATGTGCAGTAACCTATACTGTTGATTAAGTCCTCCTAAGGGAATAGGGGTGGAACAATTAAAACTGTTCCACCCTGAATTTAAGGAATAATAATGTCAAGTGAAGTTCAGATTTGTAATGTGGCTCTTTCTAAGTTAGGTGAAAGCCCAATCATCGCCTTAACGGAAGATTCTAAAGCTGGGCGAGCCTGCAATCTAATCTATACAGATACTAGAGACAATTTATTACGTGCACATCCTTGGAATTTCGCAGTCCGTCGTGCTTCATTGGCTCGGCTAACAACAATTCCAGCTTATGGATTCGCATATGAATACCAGCTTCCAACGGGATGCTTAAAAGTTCTAAGCATGGATCCAGAAGGAGATGATATTAAATTTAAAGTTGAAGGTCGCAAAGTCTTAACTGATGAAGCTCCAGCCAATCTTCTTTATATTATACGAGTTACTGACTCAACACAATTTGACACTTTATTTACCGAAGTTCTTTCTGCTAAGTTGTCTGCTGAACTCGCAGTCACTTTAACAGACAGTATTAATTTGGCAGACTTTCTTCATCAGAAGTATGAAAATGCTTTATCTGAGGCTAGAGGAATGGATGCTCAAGAAGGTACCCCCGATAATATTATTGCTGATACTTGGATTGCATCTAGACTATAATGCCTATTCAAACTCCAATCCTCAATAACTTTACTGCTGGAGAATTAACTCCTCTCCTTGATGGACGAGTCGATTTTAATAAATACTCAAATGGATGTTTGCAACTCGAGAATTTCAAAGTGATGCCACAAGGCGGAGTTACTCGGCGTGGTGGAACTCAGTATATAAATGAAATTAAGGATCATGCTAAAACATCGAGGTTAATTCCATTTGAGTTTAGCGTCACACAAGCTTATATTCTTGAGTTTGGCGAGAATTACATTAGGATATTTAAGGATTTAGGGCGAATTGAAAGTGGTGGCTCACCAGTAGAGGTCACAACTACCTACACTGAAGCTGAGCTGCCTGATATTCAATTTGCACAGTCTGCAGATATTCTCTACTTGGTACATAAAGATCATGCTCCAGCGAAACTTTCTCGCACTAGTCATATTACTTGGACTCTATCTGATATCTCATTTGTTCATGAAGGTACTGGATTCGATAAGAATCCTATAGAAATTGAGGTCGGTAGCACTATAGTATTAGTACATCATTTAGGACATGGAGTTGAAACTGGAACTTCGATAACTCTTAGCGGGTTGAAATGTGAAGGGTTAACTGATTCAGAAGTTAACAGTACCCACTCAATCACTAAAGTAGACTCAAATCTATATGAGATAACAGTCACAACGGCCGCAACAGATCCTAGCAATACTCATTATACCTATACACCAGGTGATAAGACTGGTGGAAGTAATGGAAGAGCATTATACCCTTTCTCTTGGGCAGTGAATAATTATCCACAGACAATTGCCTTCTTCGAGCAAAGACTTTGGTTTGCAGGAACTCCAAATAAGCCACAAACTCTATGGGCTTCTAAATCAGGTGACTATGAGAACCTTTCCCAAGGTCCTTTAGATGATGATGCTCTTGAATATACGATTGCAACAGAGCAGGTTAATGCTATTAGGTGGTTGTCTCCTGGAAAGTCCCTACTCGTAGGTACTGCTGGAGGTGAGTTCCTTGTATCAGCCTCTGCCTCTGAAGAAGCAATATCGCCATCAAATGTAAGGATCGTAAGACAGTCTACTTATGGCAGTGCGTTTACAAGACCAATTAGAATCGCAGATATTGTGCTTTATCTTCAAAGAGCCAAAAGAAAAATACGTCAATTAGTATATAATTTTGAATCTGATAGTATGATATCGCCAGACCTTACTCTCTTGGCTGAGCATATAACACAGGGCAATATTAAAGAAATGGCTTTGCAACAAGAGCCTTTTCAAAATGTCTGGTATGTACTTGGAAATGGCGGGTTGCTAAGTATGACATATTTAAGAGATCAAGAGATTGTGGCTTGGTCTAAGCATTATCTTGGTGGATTAGATGTAGAAGTTGAAAGTGCTACTGTCATCCCATCATCAACGAGTTGTTCATGCGATGAAATCTGGCTAATAGTTAAAAGAACAATTGATAGCTCAACTAAAAGATATCTTGAAGTGATCACTCCAGGATTGAGAGATAGTGAAAACCTTGATGATTCGTTCTTTGTAGACAGTGGGCTTTCATATGATGGAACGCCAATATCTTCAGTCAGTGGATTAGACCACTTAGAAGGCGAAACAATCTCGGTCTTAGTTGATGGAGCTACTCATCCTAGTGTGGTAGTCACAAGCGGATCCATTACTTTAAATGCTTCATACTCGAAAATTCATGCCGGTTTGCCTTATACTTCTAAGTTAAAAACGATGAAGATTGAATCAGGAGCAGTTACTGGAAGCACAGCTCAAGGAGCTACGAAACGAATTAGCAATGTAGTATTAAGATTATTCCGCTCTCTTGGAGTTAAGATTGGAACATCAGAAACTAAACTCGATTTGATTCCATTTAGGTCTTCAGCGAATAGTATGGACTCTAGTGTGGGGCTGTTTACTGGAGACAAAGAAATACCTCTTAGATCAGGGTACGAAACGGACGGACATATTTTTGTCCAGCAAGACCAACCACTCCCTTTAACAATTTTAGCTCTGATCCCAAGAGTGAAGACGAACGGTAAATAATTATGTGCACTGGCATGGAAATGGCTCTATTAGGAATGTCTGCAGTAGGCACTATGCAGGCTGCTTCAGCGGCCAGCGATGCAGCTGAACGGCAAGCTCAAATGCAAGAGCGTCAAGCAATCATCGACCAACAAAATGCTGAAGAAGATGCTCGGCGTACTCGTGAAAAGTTTGCCAAGCTTAAAGGCCAACAAAGAGCAGGATTCGCTAAAGGCGGAGTTACTTTTGAAGGCACTCCAGCAGCTATGCTAGCAGCTACGGCTGAAGATGAAGAGCTCGAAGCTTTGACTATATGGCATGGAGGTAAAATGTCGGCTGAGTCTAGGAGCATTTCTGCAGCATCGGCTAGAGCTGAGGGTAGGGCGGCATCGACTGGAACATTGATCTCAGGCGGAACTTCGTTGCTTACTGCTGGAGTCAAGCATAATGCTACAGGAACTATCGCCTAATGCCTAGAATACCTACATCACAAATGAGTCTTTCTGCATCAAGCACTATAGCTCCAATTCCTAAGACTCCATCTATATCAGCTATGATGGCTCCTGGAAAAGCACTCGCCGAAGGGCCAATACAAACCTTTAATGCCCTTCAAGAAGCCAAGAAGAATGAAGAGGCTGCTAGGCTGAAAGCTAAGAAAGCCGAAGAGAAAGCTAGGCTGAAAGCTGAGAAGCAGCAGTCAGAAGCCTTTGTTAATCCTTTGGGATCAGAAGCTATGATTGACTGGAATCTCACACGAGATAAGATTATACAGCAGAAGGGTCCTGGAGAGTATAGCACTAATGAGGATATGAGTACTGCAATTGATGAGTATATTGCTAAAGTCTCGAGTGGTGCTCCTAGCGCTTATGCTACACTTGAAGCTGAAAAAGCTCTTTACCGCATTAAGATGCCATTTATGAAATCATTTATCAAAAATCAAGGCAAAGCTTTTAAAGATCATAACAACTCCGTGTTATCTGACTCTTTAGATGATTACCGTACACAAATCCGTACTGGAGATAATTGGACAAATCCAAATGCTTACTTAATAAATGGTGTAAAAGCAATTACTGGTTCTTCTTGGCTATCGACTCCTGAACAGATGGAGCTCATTCGAGATTTTAAGGAAGGCACTTCATCGGATGTCTTAACTGGTTGGCACAAATCAAATGCTGATAAGATTGGAGCTTCTGAGATGATCCGCAATGGTAAAATCAACGAAGCTATGCAGCCATACCTTAATAATCTAGATGCAGATCAAAGAGATGAACTAGCAGATGAGCTATTAAAAGATCATAACGAATTGCTTCGAGCTGAGAATGCTCAGTACAAAATTGATGAAAGAAACAAAGAGCAGAACACGAATAAGATTCTTTTAGACTTTTTCTCAACATCACCATCAACTGAAGGAACTGCCTCACATGCCAGTAGGATAGCTACAATTGCGGCGCTTAGAAGATCAAATGCTGTTTCTCCTACAGTACTCCTTCAGATGGAGGCCTTTGTATCAGGTAAAGAAACTCTTGACGACGAGCGAATAGAGTCTCAAGTACTAGCCGATATATATTCAGGCAAGATACGCTCAATTGGTGATATGATATCTTATGTTGGGAATGGGATTAGCTTTCGAACTTTCGGTGACAAATATGTTCCGCTTATCCAAGCCCAACAAGACAAGCGCTTTAGGGCGGCTTCTAATTATTTAAAGAACCGGTTAGGTATTCCTGAAGGTGGATTCTTAAATCTTACTTTGGACCCAAACTCTAAAGAAAGAAAAAGAATGACCGCTCTATCGAGCTTGCAAAAAGAATACGCAGGAAACCCCGGTATAGATTTGTTTAAGAAGGCTGAAGATATTGTAGCCAAGATTGAACAGCAGGAATTAGTAGATGGCCAGAATCAAATAAACAAACTTATTAAACAACGTGATGCACTTCTTAAACAATGTAAGAAGTCCGGCAACGAAGCGCTTTGCCAGCACGCAGCCGACATCCAAACTGAAATAGACTACTTAGGTAGATAACATGATAGACGAATTATATCTTGAAAGCCGAAGCCA